TAGTTAATTCTGCCATGTCTTATGTTCTCCTAATTAATATTAGTTAAAGTAACCATGAGCTTTTGGACTGTGAACTGCGAGACCCGCAATTATATCACAGAAACCACGTCGGCCGCCTCCTTGATTTTCAAGCTCAGAATTAGACTCAGCTTTCAAGGTGTGGATTGCCACGTACTCAGGGTCGATAAGAAGACCTGCATCACCATCGATAGTGTCACTACCTGATGTGCGGTTTAAATACACACTAGGTACTATTGCAACATTGCCGAAATCTCCTTCGTAAAAATTTACAGACAAGGTGATCTTCTTGCTCTCAGCAGGCTGAGTAACTTGGAAAGACAAGGCGGTTGTAGAACCCTCTTGACGAGCAAAGTCACTGATTTCCTTTTTAAGAGTAGGACCGGCAATAAGAGTAAGTTGACCACCGGGCATTCCGTTAGCTTCGTAGAGTTCCTGAAGAACGCTATTAAAGGTTGTTTCGGTTTGCGTAGCAGTTGTGTCGTTAGCGACATTCTGTGCAAAAGCAGGAATATCGGATGGTTGACCACCAAGACCAAGGAACTTAAACATTCCGCGAGTCTTGTAAGGTGCGCCGGCTCCGGCTTCAGCTTGACGATCTTGTCCTGAACATACAGCTGCTTCAACATCCCGCTTTAATTCTCGAACAGCTTTCGCCTCAGCGTTTGCGAACTCTGATGTGACACCCGCTGTAGCAACGATCTCTTGGATATCACTTACTGCAAAACTTCTGCGAAACTTCTGAATATAATTTCCAATGCGAGCGCGATTTACAGCTTTATTATCGAAAGCAGTAACATCTTCTCCTTCGTTAACTCCATCGAAGCTTGGTGTACTAAGATCATCCACTTGCACTTCAAAGAAAGTACCACTTGCAGTGGCTTTCTGTGCCATACTTGTGAATGGTGTTGATTCCGGCTCCATAATTGTGAGAACGTCAGTTAAGTCCTCCCGGTTGCCGGATGTGTTATAACTTGCGGCTTGTGCCATAATTAATTTCCTCCTAAGATTTTTTTATTTTTAAATATTGTTGGTAGTCTGCCATCGAGCCTGAAGATTCGTATTGTTTCCTCGCCGCCTCCACAGCTTTCAGTTTCATTGATTGATTTGATTTAGGTCTAGAAGTACCTGCCTCTGTAGACGCGACAGGTGCTTTTGGTTTAGGTGGTGACTTGGGTTGAGATGCATTTTTCTTATTCATTGCCTCATAACCCATAACCATTAGTCCCATAGCATAATTAGCATTAGGCATAAGTTTTTTTAGTGGCTCATACATAGGACTATCTTTAACCTCCATAAATAGTTTATACTCATTACTTTCAGGTTTGCTAAGGAAGTTAAAACTCTGTGACGCTAATTCATCTGCTTGTTTTCTCTCAGCCAACCAAGCATTTCTACTTGGTACATCTTTACGCAACATCCGTTTAGCATCTGCCTTAAACTTCTTTAACTCAGTTTTAGTGAAAGTTTGATCACCATTCTTAGCTATGAACTCGTTACCCTGTTCATCATACTGAATTTCATTATCCAAGTTTTCGTCAACCCATTCAATTAAATCATTGAACTGCTCAATCTTCTCAACAAGTCCCTTTTCGTCAGTCACATCAGAAAGAGCATTGTCTTGTAGATAACTTGGAACTGATCCCTCTTCAGCTTGTTTAGCCTTTTCTTGCAGTGCTTCATTCTCTGCTTGTAACTCCTTCTTTTGTCGAGTCAGAGTGCCAAACCTTTTGACAGCACTAGCATTTAAAGCCTTTGCTAAGTCTCGGCTATCTTCTTCCGATAAACTATCAAGATCAATATTAAACTTTGAAAGAACATCTGAAGGTTGTGGAGGGGGCGATGATTCATCTTCCTCTTCCGTTTCTTCAGCAGACTGTGTATCTTCAACTTCAGAGACTTGCATGGGATCTACAGCTTCTTCAGTAGACTCATCTATCTCTTCAGTCGTTGTCTCAGGTTCAGTATCTTCACCTTCTTTGCGTTTCATTAATTGATCAGCAAATTCAGCTACAGATAAATTCCCATCAACAGGCTTTTCTATTTCCACAGAATTTTCGGAGGATTCTGAGTCAACCTCTTTGGTAATTTCTTCCATAAATATGCAAGGCATATAGCCTAGTAGGTATTAGCCTATTTATGTGATATAAATATTGCAAGACTTATTTAAGTATTTATGTGGTTACACAAAAAACCCCCTACGTTACCCCAAGAACGTAGAGGGTTGGGAACTAAGATTGATCCGATACAATCAAAGCTTGTAAAACATATCTAACTCTTCGTCAATAGCTTCGAGTTTCCCTGTGATATAGAAGTGTCTGTTTGTGTCTGCAATGCTCTCAGGAGCCTGCAACGACCTGATAGTGTCTTCACGCAAACTTTCACGCATTTCAATATATCGCTTGAAGTTGGGCTCGTTTTTGAGAGCGGACAGCGCTCTAATCGCATCTTCATGGTCTATTTCGTGATTAGTTTTGCTCATTTAAAATTGTCGTAAATTATATTTAGGATAGCAAACATAGTGTCAAGAATTACATTTCTTTCGATGAAGAACATTGTAAGCAATACAATCCAATACACTTCCTTTTGCAGATGAGACATCTATTCATCTCTTCTTTCCTTTATGTAATCCGTGCTTGGCGTATTGCTTACCTTTGCTAGTTGCAACCCTTTTTGCTCTATTAGCCGAAGCAAGCTTTGCTCTACCCTTTTTGGTACTTTTAAGTTTTTTTATAGTTTTCTTTGGTGCATAAACTTCACCTGTCTCAGATGACTTTTTGCCTGATGCTGTGCGCCATCCTTGCTTAGTCCACCTTTTGAGGGACTTCTGTGGTTTCCTAAGTGCCATTAACGATAACCTCCACCCTTAGATTTGTATTCTTTTGCAAGCATTTGTGCTTTTCTTGCTGACCACTGACCTGCCCTACCACCTTTTGATCCACTCTTGATCTTCTCAAACAATCTTTTACGCATAGTAGGCTTTGTGTAATTACCTGCTTGGTTGACGCGAGATTTAGTTTTCTTCTTTGCTACCATTTCTTACAAGACCAATATCCGGCACTTAATTTAGACTTCTTTTCATCGCACTTATGTCTTGCTCGGAAGGAAGCTCGTCTAGCAGGTATATTCTTTTTAATGGACATCTTTGGATCACCGTATCTGACAAGACGGACTTTATCGCCCTCCTTAGCAAGAACAGCAAACTTCTTAGATTTACCCGGTGTCCTTTTAGGCTTATTGTAACCACTAAAACGTTCACCACGATAAGTGATACTCATTTTTTCTTAGTCTTTACTTTCTTACCTGTCTTCTTTGCGTACGCTTTTGCGTTCGCTTTACCCTTTTTACTGTAATCGAATTTTTTCTTTCCTACCATTGGCATGATGATTTCCTTTTCTATGCTACTTACTGTGCAGTTTCACCAAACTGTGTAGGAGTTGCCCCTAGTCGTCCAATCGCCGCATTCTGCTTCTGCTGAATCTGCATTTGACGCTGTTGCATATAATTCTGAATCCTCTCCTGTAATGCTTGGTCTTGCTGTGCTTTTTGTTGTATGTCAGGTTGTGATAACCATTGTTGAAATACTTGCATCTTTAACTCATGTGAGTCCTGTGGTCTTACATTAGGTGGTACACCTGCCACAAGTTCAGCAATTGTTTGCCTCTCTTCTTCTACAGCTTTCTGAGAGGCAGTCTCTTTTGGGATTAAGACCTTCTCCGAAGCACCCGGCATAATCTGTCCAACTGCAAGCTGAAGAAGTCTTTCTGTATCTAAAGTGCCTGACCTGTCTAATGCAGGTGCGAGTTCTGCAATTGCTCTGACTCTTTCCAACATTTGCTCAGGATCTTGAGTTGCCACATCAAACTGTAAATAGAAATCAAATCTCTCGTTTGCTCTACCCTTGTTAAACTTCTGTACATCTTGCATTCCTGTGACCCGAAAGAACTCTGCATCCGGCCCATATTGCTGATATAAAGTCCAAATCTGATCAAATACATACTTCAGGTGAGTAAATACTTTATTGATTATTGCTTGCTGTTTGTTCTGTGACTCAACCTGATCCACACCCGGTGCAAAGTTACCAAAGTATTTATCAAACATCTCTTGGACATATCTACGTACCTCAACATTACCACCATCAAAGCGTGGTGTGTCTGCCCAACGAATCTCACCTGCCACACGATAAGGTACTCTTACTCCCGGCCCCCATTTAGTTGGTGGCCGCCCTAATGGATGCTCCAAAGGTGGTAAAGTTGCCAATGACTGACG